GGGGGGAGGTGGATCGGGCGCAGCCCGAGACGGAGGGGGGGTCGACCGGCCGCGCCCATCACATCCCCCGCAAGCTCTCGCGCGTGAACACGCGGTCCGCCGTCGAGGTCCGCACCGCCCCGCCGCCCACCGGCGCCGGCGTGATGCCCTCGGCATCGATCGAGACGATGCCTTTCGAGACGTCGGCCAGCCAGGCCATCGCCTCGCGATAGGCGCGGTGCCAGGCGCCGTCCTTCTCGGCCGCCTCGCCCATCAGGTAGTACATGGCGAGGTCCGCGGCGTAGCGGGTCAGGATCGGCGGCACGACCGAGAGCGGCAGCGAATAGATCTTGCCCAGGTAGCTGTCGACCAGCGCCTCCGCATCGGCGATCGCCGCCGCGACGACGTCCGCGTCGATCGTCGCCGGCGGCGTGCTCGCCCGGTCCGTCCGCTGGATCAGCTCCCGCGTCCCGAAGCGGGTCTCGAGCTGGGCCTGGGTGACGTAAGCCATGGTCCCTATGTCCTCACGGCCTGACCGCCGCCTGCCGGCGGCTGGCCTCCGGCCAATCCGCCTTCCGCTGCCTTTTTCGAGGATGCGGTCCCGGCATCATCGGGCAGCGAAACGCGCTCCGGACGGAAGATCGAGCGGTTGATCGCCATGAAGCCTTGTTCGACCGACGTCCGGCCGATCGCCAGCCAGCGCTTGTCGATCTCGATCTCCGTCTGGGTGCCGAACTCGTCGAGGCACCGCAGGATCTGTTCCTCGAGGTGCTTCATCGCCTTGACCACCTTTATCGCGGTCTCGCCCTGCGGCCGGTAGCCCGGGATCGGCAGGCCCTGGTGCTCGCTCATCAGACGAATTCCACCCGCAGACCCGGCTCGCCAAGCAGCTGCTCGACCTGGTCGGGCGTGAAGGTCTCGACGAGGTGATCGACGGGCGACTTCGGATGCGACAGCCCCGCGCGGCGGAAGCCGTCACGCTTGGCGGCGATGCGAATGGTGCGAGGTCCATGGACGAGTGACTGTCCCATGTGAGGCTCGGCATAGGCGGCAAGCGCCGCAGCCGTGCGCGGCCAGCGGCGCCGAAACTCCTCGCCCTTGACCGGCCAGCCATCGACGAAGAAGAAATCCAGGCCTCCTTCGCCCGCCGGCGCGTCGGGGACGCCCGCGTTCGGCGCGTCCCCGACGCCCACGCTCTCGGGCGCGGTGTCGCTGGGAGGGTTCGGGGAGCCGGACTGTGTCCCTACGCTCGGCATCTCCGCCGTCGTTCCGCTGCCGGTGCTGGAGGCCTCGCGAGCCGTGCCAGAGCTCCCCCTCGGGGTATCCTGCTGCGGGTCTCCCGGCCCGCTGTCCGCCGGGATGGGTCTCGCCTCGGCGCTCCCACCTTGCTCGTCGGGGCGCGGCGGCTTCCCCTCGGTATTCTCGTTGGCGGCGGCGTGCAGCAGCTCGGCCGCTTCGCTGATCCACTCCACCTTGACGCCATGCTGTCCGGCAATACCGTCATGGGCCAGCGTCTCGAAGCTGTCGATGCCGGCCTGCGCGAGGCGCTTGGCTGCTGCAGGGCCGATGCCCTTGATACGCGTCAGGTCGTCCATGCGTGCCTCCAGGGTCTTGCGGAAAAGGTCGTCGAACCCCTTTCGAAAGACCCGCCGGCGGACACGGAAACGGTCGCCGGCGGGCTTCTTCAGTCGGGCGGCGGTGCCGCCCGACAGCGCGATCAGGCCAGCCAGGACGAGACCATGAGCTCGGCCGTGCCCTTCCATTCGTTGGTTTCGCCGCCGGATCCGTATTCGGAATTCAGCAGCTTCTGGCCGGCCGAGCGCAGGCTCGGCGGAACGACGAGGTGCGTGGGCTTCATGCCGAGCGGCCGGCCATAGTCGCCCCTCATGCCTTCGAGCGCGGCATAGGCGGCGGAATAGTTGGCGGCGTTGAGGGTATCCTTCGACCCGTAGGCCATCTGCCACAGGCCGAAGCCGACATTGTAGCGGCCGTCCACGCCGTAGAGGAATTCCTTCTGGTTGAAGACGTTGTCGTCGGTCAAACGGTCCTTCGAGACGAACTCGAAGCGCTTGCGCACCTGCAGGATGACCGGCTTGGTGACCTGGCTCATGTCGACCAGGAACCACGGCGTCCCGCCACCGCCACCCGTATTGGACACCGACTGCACAGACCCGTCGGCGTCGAGCACCGGATGGTCGCTGTCGAACATGTACTGCCCGTCATAGCAGAGGGTCGAGAAGCCGGCCTTCAGCAGCGCCCAGACCGACAGGTCGTACTGCGAGCCGGTCGACTTGCCCATCTGGCGGAAGCGATTGGAGTAGATGCCGAGCGAGTCGTCTTCGATCCGGGTCCGAGAGACGCCGTAGGTCAGCTCGAAATCCTTGTTCTTGATCCGGAAGTCGTGCTCCTTCAGCGCATGGACGACGCGGGGGCCGACCCATTCGCGCATGCCGGGCATCTCGCCCAGCCAGCCGTAGTTCTCCTCGAGATGCGTGGACGGCACCTCCTCGGCGATCATGTTCCACATGGGCTGGGCCATGCCCAAACCCTGGCTGTAGAGCGTCTTGAAGCCGACGCGGAGGCTTTCGAGATTGGAGGACGTGATATCCATGACGACGATTCCGTTCCTGGCTAGCCGATCAGTCGGCGTCGATTTCGAAGATGACGTTGGCGGGAGCGGCTGCGGCCTGGGTGCCGGTGACCGTCACCTTCAGCTCGTCGCCGGCGGTGACGTAGTTGGCGGCCGTCGGCGACGCCGAATCCTTGTCGCCGGCCGCCGAACCCGACTGGGTGACGGTGATGACGCCGTTGGTGATGCCGGTGCCGGCGATCGCCGCGGTCAGCGTCGCATCGGCGGAGGTCAGCGCCAGCTCGATGATCGACTGGATCCGCGTGACCAGGCCGGAGAACGGCGAGATGACGCGGTAGGCGGGCGACCCGGAGCCGGCGATGGTGGTGAGCCGCAGCTGGACGATGCGCTTGCGCTGGGCGACCCAGGTCCGCAGCTTCGCCTCGTCGAACTCGACCCAGACGCCGAGCGAATCGACGTCGGCCACGAAACCGACCGGCGAGCGCGTGCCCGAGCCGCTCGTCTTGGCGACCGTCTGGTCGTCGACGCAGAAGCACACCTTTCCGATGTCGGCGATGGTGATCTCGTCCGTCGAGGCGGAGTTCGCCAGGCGGTGGACGTCGGCACGGTAGCGGATGGTCTCGTCGCCGGCCGAGGCGCCGCCCGTCTTGGCTTCCTCGGCAACGCCGGCGCCGACCAGGTTGAGGCCGGTGGCTCCCTTGGTCAGGTAGCCGGAAGCGTTGCGCATGACGATGGCGCCGGCGAAGACGACGACGGATGCCGCGAGCGCCCCGCTGAGGAGGCCGGGAAGGCGGTAGGGCGTGTTGCGGCCGGTTGCGAGGGCGGTCATGAATGCGGTCCTTTCGGAAGGGTTGAGCGACTAGAGCGCGCTGGCGCGCTCGGCCTTCATGGTCTCGGCGTAGACCTTCGGGTCGACGCCGAGGAGCTTGGCTGCCTGCGTATCGCCGGCCGTGAGCGCCACCACGCCGTCAGCCGGCGCCGGCACCGTCGCGCGCATCTGCTGAGAGGTGAGCGAGGGCGCGGCGCCGACGAACTTGTCGAACTGGCCACGGTCGGCCTTGAACATCGACAGCGCCCAGTCCTTCAGCGCCGGCGCGATCTTGCCGGCCTTCATGGCGTCGGCCACGGCGGTCTCGGCGGCCGTGTCCAGCGCGCCGTCCTTGATGGCCTTCAGGTCCGCCTGCATGGCGGTGACCTGCTCGATCGGCACCCACCTCGTCGGGTCGGGCGCGCCGGCGTTGCGCAGCGCGGTCAGCGCGGCGATCGCCTCGGCGGGCTTGGCGGTGGCGGTCAGGCCGGCGGCCTCGAGCAGCTTGCCACGATCGCCGATCGCGGCGGTCAGCGCCGCCTGGATCTCGGCCGGCTTGGCGGCCTGGTCGAGGCCGAGCGCGGTGGCCATCGCCGTGTTGGCGACGAGCATCGCATTGAGCGCGGCGAGGACGGCGTCCTCTCCGGAGCCGGAGGCCAGGCCGAGGGCGGCGAGGATCTTGTCCATGTCGGGGTCCTTTTCGAGATCGTGGAAATTCAGGGAGGCGGACAGCGCCTCCAGATGCGTCGCCGGCACGTTGGTCAGCGCGACGCTGAGGATCATGCGCACGTTGCCGTCGCGGTCGTGGTAGGGGACCGGCGAAAGGTAGCGGTATTCCTTGGCCTCGATCGAGGCGGCCGCCGGCGCCGTCCACTCGATGTCGGCATAGATGCCGTCGTCCCGCACCTCGAGCGCCCGCACCCAGCCGGCCGCCTTTGCCGAGGTCGAGCCGTCGCCCGACAGCACGGCGAGAGACTGGTGGTCGTAATCGACGACCATGGCCGTCTGGCCGTGATAGGCGCGCGTCCGGTCGATGATCGCCTGCATCGACGACCGGTCGCCCGTCCGGAACGGGCCGCGGCCGTCGCGGGCCGAGAACTCCCCCGCCGGCAGCACGAGCTGCCAGCCGCCCGCCTGCGCGGAGAGCGCGGCGGAGAAGGCGGCGAGGAGGGGTTTGCGCTTCGTCATGGTGCAGCACCATGGCCGAGCGGCGGGCCTTAGATCATGCTGCCCACGGGCAGCATGTCTCGATCAGCAGGATCGCGAGGGAGGGCGGCGGACAAATCTCGCCGTTGAAGGCCTTTTGAAGGGCCTGGAGTGCGATCGGCCGCCCGGACGGTACACGGAGCCCTCCGGCCCCGCAAGCCGCGTCCTGAGGCCGCCCCTCTCGATCCCGCCCCCTCCACCATGCTGCGCATCGGTCCCCTGCCTGGCGCAATCCTCCCCTGCGCAGNNGGGGGTCCGAAGGACGGGCGAGACCAGCGGCTCGCCCAGGCAGAGGACCACGAAGTGGTGGAGGGGGCGCCCTCGCCGAGAGAAGGGGACGACCAAGTGGTGGAGGGGGAGCCCGCGCGCATCACAGCCCGCCGCCCTCCAGCCTGGCCTGGGACGCCCTGAGCACCTCCCGCCAGCCCGCCTTGCCGGGATTGTAGGCCCAGCCCGGATCGATCCCGTCCGGCACCTGGCTCACCTCGCCGGTGCGCTTGTTGATGTAAGGGCGCAGGTCGAGCGCCGGCGCCGTGAACTGCAGCGTCTCGCCCTCGCGCTGCAGCCGCTCGACGTCCCGCTCGGACAGGCTCTGCAGCGTGCAGCGGCAGCGCCAGCCGCAGGGCGGCGCCCACCAGTCCCAATAGGGATCGTCGACCGGCAGCACCAGATTGTGCCGCGCCGCATGCTGCGGCCTGGTCGCCTCGTCGAGGATCGCCACATAGCGCAGATAGGGCCGCAACGGCTTGGAGCGCTCGAAGGCCGCCCAGTGGCCGGCCGCGTAGGAGACGCGCATGTTGGCGTCGAAGATCGTCTGCAGCCGCCGCGCGCTGCCGAGCTGCGACACCACGCGCTCGCCGGTGACCGGATCGACCGTCCACTGCCGCCCCCACCAGCCCTTGGCCTGGAGGAGTGGCGTCAGCTGGCCGGCGAACTCGCGATAGGTCCCGCCGCCCTCCAGCGCCTTGAGCAGCGCCTGAAAAATGTCGTCGAGCACGTCGTAGCCGGCCGACCGCGCCACCGTGAACATCGCCGCATGGTCCTGCTGCCACTGGTCGAGCCACACGAACGACGGATCCAGGCGCCCCCCGCGCAGCCGCAGCGCCCGGATGGCATCCAGCGGCAGCACCGGCTCAAGCGTCACGGCCATGGCTCAATCCTTTGCGCGCCGCCGTCAGAGGTCCCCCTCCCCCCTGAGGGGAGGGGTAAGGGGTGGGGGTCGTCGAACAAGCTCAGCCCCAGCAAACGATGCGAGGGTGAGGGGTCAGAGCGGCGGCGCGAATATCGTCTCCTGCTCCAGCGAGCACCACGGTAGCGTCAGCAGATAGGCGATCAGGTCCGGCGCGTAGGTCGCATACTCAGGATCGTCAACCACGGCCTTGCGGATCACGTATCGATCGACCAGCACCACGACCCCGCCCGGCTCGTAATCCACAGCATTGTCATTGAGATTGAGCCCTACGCCGGGAGAGGCGTTGCTGACTGGGATCGGATCAACTGCGACCTCCCCAGATCCCCATCCTGCGCCACCCTGCGTGGCGATGGTGCCCTGCGCGGCCGTTAAAACAAAAAAATTCATCATGCTCATATCAACGCTCCTACTGCCGAGAGGTATACGTCCATGTCATTCGTGAAATTGAGGACGTCGTCTGGTGTCAATGCGCCTCCGACAAATGCGTAGCTGTATTCTTCCTGGACGCCGTTGTTGTATGCGTTGCCAAAATTCTGGCACAAGATGAAAATGTTGCCTCCAGCTACGCCCGTTGACGCCACCGCGAATTCGCCCGCCAACGCACCGTTGAAATAGGCTTTTTTGCTATTGGCATTTTCACGCGAAAAAGCAAAATGACCGACCGTGCCCACATTTAGACCGGTCTTGGACGACGTCTTGTCGTTCGCTAGGGCTTCGATTCCAGCGCCGCCACTCGTCTGGCTGCTCTTCATCGCCGCGTAGGCGGCTTCTGCCTGCGACAGGACCGTGCCCATATTTGCTGTGTTGGCCGCAGCCCGGCTCGTGCGAGAGTAGTACCCCATCGACGCAGAGTCCCGCACGAATTTGGCTCCGACAGCAGTCGCTGGGTTGAATTGGGAATTGAGATACGACGTGCCAGGGTTGTAATAACCACGGTCTGTCGTAAACGTCGGGGCGTTGACCGTCAGCGGGTTGTATGCGTCCTGAATGATGTTACGCCGCGACGCGTGGGGATCGTTGGCAGTGGTGTAGCCAGGGTCGTCTAACCCCATGCCAAAAATGGCTACCATGTCCATTTTATCAAACCAGCCGTGATCCTGGGCGGCCACGATCAAGTTGTTCAAGAGCCCCTTTCGCGTCGCGGACGGCTCCGCGTTGTACCGCGCAAACAGGGCTATCGCCCGCGCGTCATACGACGGCGCGGACACCCCCCCGCCCTTGGCCCGGGCGTGGGCTCCCAGCGCGATGTTGGGACCGAGGACGGGCATCAGTCCTCGACCGTCGCAACCGTGGCCGTGGTGCCCGTTTCCAGCACCCGGCGCACCCGGTGCGGCGAGACCCAGCCCACCGGCAAATCGTCGGTGTAGGAGATCGGGGCATCGTCGGCGTTGTCGATCGGGATGTAGGACAGGGTGCCGGCTGACAGGAGCACGACCGCCTTGACGTAGCGGGTCAGGTCGTTCTCGTCGTCGGGCTCCACCTCCGCGCCCTTGGATCCGTTGGCCAGCACCGCGTCGCCAATCGTCCTGAAGGGGTCTTTGCTTTCATCGTAGGGCATGTCTCGTCCTCTCAGCTCAGTGTCTCGTCGGCCTCGCCGGCGAGGCGCGCGGCAAACACCGCCCGCGCCAGCTCCTCGCCCAGGGCCTCGCTCGAAAGCCCCTCAAGCCGCGTTCGAAGGATCGTCCGCACCTCGTCGATCGACGTCGCCGCGGCGATCGCCGTGTCGAGGCCGGCGACGAGCGGGCCGATCAGCGGTTCCCAGTCTTCAGCGGCCAGCGCCGCCGCATCGTCGATCGCGTCGGTGCGCCGCGCCGGCCGCCGCGCGGCCATGGCGGCCGGCTGCCCGGGCGCTGCACCCGGCGCCGGCGGTGCGGCCGGGTCCGCCGGCGGCTGTTCGGACGCTTTCGGTGCGCCGAGCAGCTCCTCGTCCGCATCCGGGTCCGGCAGTCCGATCCGATCGCGCATGGTCGCCATGCCGACCTTGAGGCCGAGCGGCACGAGCTTGGCGACGTTGTCGACCAGCGTCTTGACGTCCACCTCGTCAGGCCGCCCGATCTTCAGCAGCGGATAGCGAGGCTGCGGGCCGAAGTTGAGATCGACCATCGGCTTGACGAGGTCGCGCTTCAGCGTCGCGGCCAACGCCTTGGCATCGGCCTTTTCGATGTCGTCGCGCACCCCGTCATGCACCTTGCCGACGGCATAGCTGCCCTTCTGGGCATCCGTGGTCGAGGTCTGGCCGAGCACGAGCTTGGAGACCTGCCGGTCGAGCCAGTCGGCGCGCCGCTCGTAGAGTTCATGGGTCCCGCTGATCTTGGCCTCGACCAGGTCGATCGCCATCGACACCGGCACGATCGCCGCGTAATCCGAGCCCATCGAGGCGACCGCCTCGAGCAGCACTTCCTTGTCCTTCTCGGTCGCGCCGGGTCCGTACTTGCCGAGCCGCAGCGGCTGGCCATAGGCCTCCGAGAAGATCGCCCAGTCCTTCATGGTGAAGGACTTGAACAGGAACGCCCAGGCGGCGTTGCGCGCCAGGCCGCCGCGGATCGGCAGGCCCGACTTAGACTTGCTCACATGGAAGATCCAGCCGAACGGCTTCAGCGGTTCGGGCGCACCGGCGCCGCGCAGCAGCGGCGTCTCCAGGTCCACGCGGTCGAATTCGAACCAGCGCGGATCCCGCCAGGCCAGCCGCGCCGGCATCCACTGCTTCTCGGACGTATCCCACAGGATCTCGGTACAGCTGAAACCCTTGCCCACGGCGTCGAGCACGTCGAACAGCTCGGTCTCGAAATCGTCGCGTGCCAGCGCGTCACGCACGAAGTCGGCGATCTCGATCGAGCGCGCGTCCTCGCCGGCGGCTTCCACCGTCACCTCGAGCCCGGCGACCTGCAATTTGCGCGTCTGCATGACGGACGCGTAGTGCATGTCACGCTCTTCGATGTCCTCGGCGAGCGCCAGATAGTCCTCCGGCGTCGATTCGATCGAGGATCGCAGGATCTGCGCCAGCCGTCCGGGCGTCAGCCCCGCCGCGGGGTGCAGCGCGTCGCGCCGCCGCACGCCCTGCACCGTCGGCGCCGCCTGCTCCTGTTTGAGCTGCGTGGTCTGGACGGGCCGGCCATAGGCGTCGAGAAACGTATAGGCCATCACCAGATTCCCTTCGATGCCCGAAGCGAGCCCATCCGGAAACCGGCCTGCCGCTCGTCGGCCCTGTCGCGCCAGCCGCCGCCCTCGGCCGCCGCGCGCTCCTGGAACCGCGAGACCTTGGGCGTCGTGGCCTGGTAGGAATATTCCTCCACCATGCCCGCAGCCGCATTGATCGCCAGGAACTTCGCCCAGGTCCGGTCCGCGTGATCCTCGTCGCGCTCGGCCACGAAGCGCGGTGCTCCGGTCGGGCCGCTGACCTTGCGCAGCTTGTGGAGGTCTGAGCGCAGGACCGGCTGGCCCTCCGGAATGCGGATCTTTCGATCCTCGAATCGCTGTTTGCCGGCCGTAGCCATCACCAGCTTGTTGGGGCCGGTGAACAGCACGCCCTCGACGACGTTCTCCCCGTAGCGCCGCTGCGCGTCTTCGACCGGCTTTTCGCCCATGCCGGTCTGGTCCATGCAGACACGCACCACGCGGTAGCGGCGCATGACTTCGTCCAGCGCCGCGTCCTGATTGGCAAAGCTCGCCCGTTTGAGCTCAATGCGCTCGCGCTCCCAAAGCACGTCGCCCACCAGCTCCTCGACATCGATGACGAACAGGTCGTTCCTGCGGCCGATATCGATGCCGACGAAGCAGATGCCGCCCTGATACCCGTCGGGATCGCCGGCGCCCGGATCCTCGCACGACATGATGAGGTCGTAGGGCAGCCAGGCGCTCGCCTCGTCGAGCCACTTCAGCTCGAACTCCTGCTCCCAGAGATCCTGGTCGCCCATGCCGGCATGAAGTTCCTCGACGTTGCGATCGAGCCCGTCGGCGACCGCCTGGTAGATGTCGACGGTNTGGCGTGACCAGACATCGTCCTTGCCGGTCATCAGCTCGTAGAACTTGTTGCCCTTGCCCTTCGGCGTCGAGGTGACGCGCAGGTCCCAGCCCTTCGANATGACGGGAAACAGGGCGCCCCAGATCGCCTTCGAATCCTTGTGGATCGCGAATTCGTCGAGGAAGGCGTTCGAGGAAAAGCCACGCGCGGTGTCGGGGTTGGCCGGCAGCGCCGTCACCTTCGACCCGTGCGGGAAGGTCACCTCCATCGCACGGTGCGTTCCTTCCTCGCCCTGCCAGTCGAACTCCGCCGCCTGGAACCCGAGCTGATAGGCCTTGGCGTGCAGCTTCACGCCTTCGTCCATCGCTTCCTTGGCCTGTCGCTCACCGCGCGACAGGATGACCCAGCGGTCGCGGCGGCCCTGCGACGCGGCCTCGAAGCAACGGTCGACGATCTCGAGCGTGGTGGTGAAGGTCTTGCCGGTCTGCCGCGCGAACATGCCGATCTTGAAGCGGCTGCGGTCTAGGAACCACTTGCGCTGATAGCCATACAGGGGGACGGCGGCTCTCACTGGTCGAAGATCCCGTAGACGTCTTCGCGGATCTGGCGAAGCACGGCCGCGCCGTCGGCGCCGGCCTTCGCCAGTTCGGTTCCGGCCTTTTCGACGGCCGCCTCCACCTTTGCCCTGGCGGCGACGGCCTTGCCGCGCAGCTCGGTCGACCGCATCTGCGCCGAGACGATCGCCTGCACGGCCTGGGCAAGCTCCTTCGCGCCCTTCGGGTCGATCTTGGCGCCGCCGCGCACCATCTCGTAGACGCGCGCCTTGATCAGCTGGGCGAGTAGCCGTGTGACCGAGTCGTCATCCTCAGGCCCCAGCGCCTCGGTGACCGCATTGGCGATCTCGCGGACCTCGGACAACTGCCGCAGGTCCTCGCGCTTCTTCAAAGCATAGCGGCCGAACGCCGAATNGGAGAGTCGGGCCGATGCCGCGGTCTGCGAGCCGGGCGTTGAACTCCGCCCAGATATCCTTCTGCAGGCGCCCGCCTTCCTCGATCTCCTGGATGGCCCAGGACACGTCGGCGTCGGCCTCCTGCGGCAGGAGGTCGATCGACGAAAGGGCGTAGCGGGGCGCCTTGGCCATGATCTAGTCGCCCGGCCGCGACGGGCGCTTGACGCCGTCGAGCGCAATCTCGCGCCGCAGGTGGCGGTGGCCACGCTCCGTCAGTCGGGCGAGCTGGATCGTGCCGATCGTCTCGACCTTCACCGCTCCGACTTCGGCCAGGTAGGCGAATTCCTCGTGNACGAAATGCCGGCCCTTGCGGATGCCGAAAGGCTCCANCTCGGACACGACCAGGTCGCTGTTCAGCTCCTCGTGCACCTGGGCTGCCAGCGCCTTCAGGATGATGAGGCGGGCCTGCTCCCGCATCAGGGTGTCCATGTCTTTCATGACCGCTTGGCCTGCTCCAGCAAGAGTTCCTGCATGCGTTCGCTGATAGCCACGACCGGGCCCAGCCGCTCGTCGAGGATGGCGATACGCCCGTTCAGCCGCTCCACCGCCACCTCCAGGCTGTGAATGGCCCGGGCATCGGGCAGATGCTTGAGCTCCTGCTCGACGGTCTGGACGCGGCGATCGTGTTCGACAAGTTTGCTCTGCATCTTCTCGTCGCGCCGCTTCTGGTCTTCCTGGTGCTCCTTCAATGCCTTCATCGCGCCGCTGCCCGAGGCCGTGAACCAGTAGACGACATGGCCGCCGATCACGATCAGGACCGCGATCAGTCCTGCCCATTCCTTGACCACTTCAATCACGCCCGCCTCTTCAGTTTCGATTCGTGCCGGTAGGCGCAGTCTGCGCACTTGTCCGTGTGCGGCACGGCCTGCCGGCGCGCCTCGGGGATAGGCTCGCCGCAGTCGCAGACCAGCCGCCCGGAAACGCCGGCGAGCGTCGCGCGGATCCGCGCCACGCCGGCCTCGGCCTCGCGCCGCACCCGCTCCTCGGCCTGCTCCACCATGGCGTCCGAGGCTTTCACGCGCGCCTCTGCAGATACTTGTCGAACAGCCGCCCCGCCGCGTGGCCACCCATGTTGAGCGCCTGGTAGATCGCGGTGCACCAGCCGAGCGCTTCCCAGGGAATCACCGGCATGCCGGCCGCAAAACCCCAGTTGAGCAGCGAGACGGCAACCCCGTTCCAGCCCCACAGGAGCATCAGGAACCACTGCCAGCCGTTCACCCACTTCGGCTTGTCCTTGGCCAGAAGGAACGCGTGGGTGGCCTTCTGCTGCTCGACATGGGCAAGAATCATGTCCGGCATCTCCGCCTCGACCTCAGCCACCGCCTCTTCGACGGCCGCCGGCGGCGCAGTCGGCAGCTCCTCGACGCTCACGCCGACGCGCTCGGCCACCGATTTCACGACGCGCTCCGCCAGCTCTCCGCNGGCATCGCCAAAGCGCCCGCCGACAACCTTGCCGACCAGCTCGGCGCCGACCTTGGCGGCGACGCCGGCGATGATGGCTCCGATCGCGCTCATCTCAGCGCCCCTCTTCCGGCAAAACGCCCGGGTCCCACTCGGAGCCGGCAAGCACCACGCATCCCGCGCCGGTGCTCGCCTGCATCATCACGATCGACCAGCGCGTGCCGTCGGGCGATGCCAGCACCAGCGCCGCATGGCCCTCGTCCACGGCGCCGCCGCCGATCGGCCGCAAGTCCAGCGCCTGCTCCAGCGCCGCCGTGATCTCGCCGGCCGGCCCGCACGATCGTCGATGTCAGCTGCACCTGTCCCTGCGCCGCCGCCGGGCTCGCCCAGGCGGCCGACACGATCCACAGCACCACCGCCACCGTCACCAGCGCCACCCCGAAGGGCAGCGGCCCGGAGAGCCCGAACCGGTCGATCAGCCCGAACCCGATCATCACCACGCCGATCGCCAGCGCCAGCACGGCAAGGCCTCCGGCCAATTCGCCCGGCCACCAGGTCGCGGCGGTGCCGGCCTCGGCCGCTGCCGCCGGGCTTACCAGCCCGAGGATGGCCAGGCACACGCCGGCCCAGATCAGCCAGGAGGAGCCGAGCACAAGGATCCGCGCCAGCGCAGGCCGCGCCATGAGCCCGACATGGTCGGCACTCGCCAGCGTCGTCACGATCGCCAGCACCCCGATCGCGGCCGAGATCAGTCCATACCAGGCCATCAGAACCTCCTGAGGAAACGCGCCGCCCAGGGCGCGATCGTCTGCATGCGGGCCGCCACCACGTCGCGGTAGCGCCAGGCGAGCCAGAGCCCGTAGAGGGCTGCGAGCGCCATCACGCCCATGCCGGCCCAGAACAGGAGATCTGCCGTCGCCGGATCGGGTGCAGCCACCTCGCCGCCGCCGGCCGCCACGCCGCCCGCGCCGCCGGCACCGGCCACGGGTTTCGCCTTCGTGCGTGCGGCCAGCTCGCGCTCGATCGACGACAGCGTGGCGCGGCCGACCAGACCGTCGACGGTAAGATCATGGTCGCGCTGATAGGCCGTCACAGCTTGCAGCCGGATCTGTCCCTCGACGGATCCGGGGTCGTAGCCGAGCGTCTTCAGCGCGTCGGCCACCCGACCAATCTCGCCGGCATCCATCGCGATCGCGAATCCGGCGGCAGCAACAGTCGGCTTCTGGACGGGCGCGCCGTCGAGCTTGAGGGTGGCAGGCCAGCGGTCATAGACGAGGATGTCGAACTCCTCGCGCCGGCGCCGCACCAGTCCGGGCAGCACCTTGCCGCCGCCCTTGTTCCAGGCGACGAACCCGGCGCGGATATCCACGGAAGCCGCGCCGGCGCGCCACTTCTTGACCCACGAGGCCTTCTTGATGGCGCCGGTGTTGAAGTGGAACGACACGCCGGCATCAAACGCATGCTGCGCGGCGGCCGGCATCGCCTCGACAACGTCCGGCTCGTAGTTGCGCCGCAGCGCCGTCGAGAACAGCCGTTCCGACTCCTCCCGGGTGATCGTCATGCCGGGCTTCGGCACGACCACGCCCGAGCCCTTGGTCAGGCCGACGCCGATCGTCCACTTGCCCGCGGGGCAGAGATAGGCCTTGAGCACGTCGTTCTCGTGCGACCGGATATAAGCTCGGCCCCTGGCGCTGGTCTGCATGATGCCCCGCTTCGCTTGCGAAAACCGGCCGGACTGGGTCCGGCCGTGATGTCGCGCACGATGCCAGCATGGGCTGGATATGCTCATGCTGCCCGCGGGAAGCATGTCGTCAGTTGGGGGGGAAAAGCTCGCCCTGGCGGGGGTCTACACCCTTGACCGGCTTGGCATCCATTCGGGCGAACATCTTGTTGACACCCGATTCCGTGATGCCGAGCCGCCGCGCAATCTCGGCGTTCGAACAGCCGATCGCGCGATACTGCCGCGCCCGCTCTTCGCGGGCAAGAGGCACGAGCAGATAGTCGCGGCCATAATGCTCGGCGAGCTTTTTTGCAACGGATTCGCCGAGTGCCGCCTCGACCTTGGTGTCGATCGTGCGCGCTGGAACGAAAAGGCGCGTGCCTCCGAACGCTTCGGCCAGACGAATGAAGTCGTCGATGCCGAGGAGCTTTTTCAGCTCGGAGATCAGCGCGGTCTCTCTCACGCGGCCGCCCCGTCGAACTTCCCGGCCTGGTCGCCAAAGGTGTGCCAGCCGGGCCGGGTCTGCCGCGAAAACACGTCGGCGCGCCGCGCATGCGGCATCACGCGCTCGGCGATAGCGTAGAACGCCTCCGGCTTCCGTGAGTGCTCGCGCGCCACGCCGTCGAAGATGGTCTGCGGCACGATCGCCTGTTTCGGGTTGCCGAGCGTCGCAACCACGACGATTTCGCCGGTCGACCGCACCCGGTACCCGGTCCCCATCCGCGTCTTGCCGTTCTCGGTCACCTTCCGCCAGACCAGGAAGCTGCGATAGGTAAAGCCCCAGGCCGCCAGGCAATCGATCAGGAACGGCAGCTCCGGCGCCGTTCCCCAGGCGTAGAGCAGGCAGTCCATCGACGCGAGCTGGCCGACCGGCAGCGCGCGGATCTCCGCATGCGTCATCAGTCGGTACTGCGCCTCCGCCGATTTCGTCGCGCCCTTGTCGCTGCGCAGCGCGAACGGCCACGGCGGGTCGATCACGATCATCTCGTAATGCAGCGGCAGCAAGGGCGCGAAAAACCAGCTCACTCGCCAGGCCTCCGGCTCGGCCAGTTGACCGGGATCACCGTCACGACGGTGGTGCTCTCGCCCAGGTCTTCGTCCGTGGGCCGCAGCAGGAGCTTGACCTTCTCGACGATCACGCCGGATGCACCAAGCCTGGCGCCGTTGACGGCAAGCCCGGTCAGGTGGCGCCGTACCGCCTCCACGTCGAGGCCGTGCGCCCGTTCCAGATAGCGCAGCACGGCATGATCGGACACGCGGACGTCGGTCATGGCTTCACCTTCCGCACCTCGTTGCCCAGCGCGTTCATCACGCCGATCCAGTCCTTCGCCGTCATCGCCGACACGCCCTTGCCGGCCGCCGCCAGCACATAGGCGCGCAGGCCGACGTCGCCGCCGTTGCGCCGCCCCGCCTTCTCCAGGATCGTCCACTGCGCCATGGCGACCTGGAACCCGGTCTGGCGCGCATAGGCCGGCAGGTGGTTGCCGTCCGCCCAGGAGACCCCGGCGTCCCGCGCCATCCACCCTTTCATCGCCTCGATCGCACTGGCGGCCGTCGCGGCATCGAGCACCCATTTCGGATCGTCGATTCTGGTCTGCCGCCGCACGAAAGCCACCAGCGCCGCGTCGGTCCGGTCGCGCACCAGGCCGAGGTTCCACAGGTCGATCCAATAGGCCTGCAGTTGCTTTGCGAAACGGCCCTGGAGCCCGCTTCGAGCGCCCTTCGAACGCCCTTCGGCCGCGCCCCCGGTGCCGCCGACGCCCCGCAGCACCGGCCGAAACCCCAGCCGCCGCATCTCGTCGACCACGGCCACCCGCTCGGCCTCGGTCATCGCCCCCGACGAGCTCTTGCCCGTCACGCGGTTGAGCACCGCGCGATACGTGTCCTCGTCCAGCCCGAGCTGCTTTTTGGCAACATGGATGGTGGCCAGCGCGCTCATAGGGTGCGGCCCCCGGCCATGGAGCCGTCTATAGCCTCCCTCAGCTCCTTCAGGCCTCGGATATACTCGTCTGCCATCCGCTCGACGTAGCCGTCGACTTCGCCGTAGCAGGCACCGATTTCGATCAGCAGATGCTCGATCTTGTCGAGGCGCCGCACGGCAAACCCATGCGCTCGCTTCGGCGTCCAGTTGTCCAGGCTGGCGTAAAGGCTTCCCCTGCGCTTGCTCATGAGCCGCTCCCGTAGAAGGGCAGCGCCAAACGCTCCGTCGTCTCCAGACGCTTCGGCTTATCCACCCTTGCCTTCGCCGGCTGTTTCTCGGCCTTCGCGGCGGCGCGCTGCTCGTCGTCGATCCGGCGCAGGCCGTCGAGCAGGTATCCGAGCGAATACCCGTCGGGGCACTCGATCTCGATCTTGACGCGGGACTTGGCGCCCTTGGTGGTGGCACCGTAGCCCACCAGCCGGCAGTTCTTGTCGAGCCATATCGAGCTCATGCCACGTCCCTCGTCTGGTGCCGGTAGCGCCGCACGAGCAGCCGCCCCAGCGCGGTCAGCTCGAAAGTGCCATGGGCCGAGCCGCAGGCGACCCCGAGGCCGCCCACCAGCGCCAGCGCACCGCACAGCACGGCCAGCGCCAGCGGGCACCGCACGTGCCAGTCGAAGGTGATCAGCGCCGGCGCGGCCAGATCGCGACGCCCCCAGCTGGCCGCGAGCGTCGCCACCATCGCGCGGCTGTTGATCTCGATCGCCTCGGCCTGCAGGCGGGCGCGCATGCGCATCCGCCGCCGGGTGGCGGCCAGCTCCGCCTTCGCCCGCGCCACCTCCACGGCCCGCCGCCCCTCGTCGTCGATCATCTGGGCGCACAGGACCGCCCGCTCGAGCCGCATCACGTCGCTCTCCATCACCGTCCAGCCTCCTCGAGGAGCGTCGCGGCACGATCGGCCAGCGCCCGGTTGAGCGATGACATCCGCACCTCGACCATCCGGTCGCCGCCGTCCGGGTCGAAAAGCTGCATCAGCGGCGCGTCGATGCAGTCGGCCAGGCAGTCGGCCAGCCGCGCCTCCAGCGTCGGGCCCTGCGCCTGTGCGCCGCCCATGGCCGCGTCCACCTCCCGGTCCAGGTCCTCGCCGCCCAAAATGAGGTTCTCCGGCACCTGCCCGGCAAACACGCCGCCGGCGGCAATCGCCGCGGCCGTGGTCGGCCGGCCGCGCAGGAAGCGATACCGCGCTGCATCCCGCTCCAGCGCCGCGGCAAGCGCGTCGGCGCAGCGCGAGCAGAGATCATCGTCGGCCCAGCACAGCAGCTCGCCGTCGATCACGGTGCCGTCGCCGATATAGTCGAGGCCGCACTCGCGGCAGACGTATCCGTCCATCACGTCCTCCTCCTGGGACACACGTCCCGGTTCTTGCTGATCCAGACCGACAGCGCTCCCGCCGACCGCCCGATCGCCGCGGCAATCACCTTGCTTTTCGCGCCGACGCCCCACATCGTCCGCACTGTCTCGATCTCCGCGTCGGTGTAGCTGCCAGCCCGCCGCTTCCGCTCCGCCGGCCCGGCCGGGCTCCCATCCTCCACCCCTTCCAGGGGGGGAGGTGGC